GCCAACACCACGGCGGGCAGCGGGGCCGTCACGTCGCGGGAGGTAGCAGGCTTCAAGTCCTGGGCTAGTAGCGCCTCAATCACAGCGGCGCGGGCGGCAACCGCTGCCTGGAACACAGGGTCTGGCAGGCTGGGCAGCAGAGTATCAATCGCGGTCACCACGCTGGCCAGCGCCGCGTCCCGGTCGGCCTCGGTCTGGTAGTCGGCCATTGCCACCTGGGCGGCAGCGGTCACCAGCAGGCGCGAACGCAGGGCCTCTTCCTGTAGCAGGTTGCGCCGTACCGCTCCATCCGTGGCGGCAACACCGGACAGCGCCACGGTACTCGTCGCCGTGGCCACGCTGGCAATACGGGACACCACGCGGGTCTGTTCTGCATCCGCCAGGGCGGCCATGGCAGACCCACCGCCCAGAGCATCCGAGAGGCTGCGTAGGGCGTTGGCGTAGGCCGACGGCAAGCCCATCAGTGTGGCCAGGTCGCCCTTGACTCCGGCGATCAGCCCCATGATCTGGTTAGCCCAAGTCAGGGGCAAGGTGGCCAGGGAAATCACCTGGCGCAGTCCCTCCAGCTTCTGATTCACGGCGGCCAGAAAGGCCGTCATTCCGTCGGCGCTCATCGGCTCCAGCTCGAAGTCATCCACCACGGCGTCCGCCATCTTGCGGGTACGGTCGATGGCCACATCCACCCGGTCCGGCTCGGCGGTGAAAGGCTGCTCTCCGCCCGGCACAAAGTCGATGCTGACCGTACAAGAGCCGCCCTTGTCATTGCTCTCATGCACCGACCAGTCATGCGCCCGCACCCACAAATAGCCCAGCCAGGGGTGAGTCAGCCAGTCGGCGCCCGGCTCGGCCAGCTTGGCCAGAAAGCCGTTGCGCTCCAGGTCGTAGTCCTTGCCGATGAAATAGGCGTTCAGCTTCCAGTTCCACGCCTTTCCGCCCAGGTCTTCCACCAGCGGTTCTTCTGCGCCGGGGTACTCATGCACCACCAGGCGACGGCCACCCTTGGCATCGTGGTTTTCAGTCAGGAAGTCGAAGCCCCGGAAAGAGGCCGTGGCCATCCGGTCCCGCCAGGTTTGTTCCGTGTCGGCCATATCAGGGCGCTCCGTTCCAGACGTTACCGGTGTTCATCTGCACGTTGCCGCCGCTGGCCTGCAAAGACTGGCCTTGCAGCACCAGGCCGGGCGCCAGGCCCACGGTCATCTTGGCATTCACGTCCAGGGGCTTCTGCTCGGCCGGCTTCAACAGGTCTTTGAGTCCTTCCCAGGCCAGGCCCAGGCCACCACCGACGGCAGCACCGATGCCGGTGCCCAATACCGGGACGACACTGCCGACCGTTGCTCCAAGGGCGGCACCGCTCAAAGCACTGGAGCCATAGCGGGTAATGGCAGAGTCTTCGCCAAAGCCCTTCTCCAAAGCGTATTCACCCGCAATAGAGGCGATGCCAGCGACCCCGCCCACCTTGGCCATCCGCATCGCGCCCTGACCGACCCTACTGGCTGTTGCCCAGGCGGCAGCCTTGCCAATCGCTCCACCACCCGCTTTTCCACCCATGGCCACGCTGGCCAGCCCGGCGGCACCGGCCAGCGCTGCAAGGGCGGTAGCTGCCAGCGTGGTGGTGCCAATCAGCAGCGGATGCTTGCTGGCCAGGTCGGAAAACGCAGCAGCAGCCTTACCGATAGCCGGAGTCAAGCCGTCCATGGCCGATTTCTGGGCCATGGCGGAATCTTCCTTGGCCTGTTCCATCTTGTAGTCTGCCGTGCTGGAAATCACCCCGTAGCCAATGGAAGTCTGCAACTTTTCTTCCGGGGCGGAATATTCCGCACGAACCTTGCCCAGTACGGTTTCCACGTACTGAGCGTTATTCATCAAGCCCAGCATAGCCATCAGCGACTGCTGGTTATGGAACACCTTGCCGATATTCGAGCCCTCCACCTGGGCCGACATCGCTTCCAGGATGGCGCGACGACCTTCTTTATCGTCGGGATCGGTGGCCTTCAGTTTCGTCTGGAGTTCCTGGTAGCGCTTGTCCTTGGCGAACACGTTATTCATCAGTTCGACCGTCGCACTCACCTTGTCGATGCCCCGCGACTGGTAGTCCAAATACACGGCGTCGATGTCTTTCATGCGCTTGTAGCGCTCGTCTTTCTTCCCCGGCGTGCCGTCACCCAACAACTGATCCCCCAGAAACTTCTTGAAATGGGGCGTGTTCAGTTCATTGAGCAAGTCCCGCAGGTTGTTCCCCGCTTCGTCTTTGCTCCCCGCCGTGACTACTGAGCCTTGGTTCCAGGCGGCCAGTTTGGCGAAGCCTTCCTTCCCGGAAAGGCCGAGGCTTCCGGCCATTGCCATCTGCTGCGGCAACCACTTGGCCATGTCCTTCAACTCGAAGCCGCCCGCCTGGCCAGCCGCCAGGGCGGATGACAGCACAGCGGGCAAGTCGTCGGCGGAAATCTTGAAACTCTGCTGGGCGCGGATGGCGATGGTGGCCAGATCGTTCGCGCTGGTGTTTGCTCCCGTGGCAGCCTTCATGATCCCCGGCAGCATCTTGATGGCGTCCGCATTGGAGACCACGCCGGAGGCGATCATCGTTTCCAGAGCATCGGCACCCTGTTCGCGGGTTCCACCACCCTGGCGACGGGCCTTGTTCACCGCATCCTCCAGGGTCTTCATGCCGATTTCTCGCCCTGCTGCATCGCGTTCTACATAAGCGGTGTTGGCCATGTTGGCTAGTCGGCGGTCGTAGCTCATGGTCCGTTCTGCCGGAGCCTTGAAGGTGTAGGCGGCAGCGCCGACGCCGGCAATGCCTGCCGCACCGTACCGCATCACCTTCTGGCCTCGCTCCAGGTTGGCGGCCTCTTCGGCGGCCTTCCGCTGGGCAGCCGTCAGCTTGCCCATTTCGTTGGTCAGTTGGGTCACCTTCTGCCGCACCCGCTCCTGCGCCGCCGCCATCTGATCGGCGGACATTTTGCCGGTGGCGGCCAGGCGGCTATAGGCCGCTTCGGTCTGCTGGATTTCGCGCTGAATGGCCCGCTCTGAGCGGATTCCCAACACCTCGCGGGCCTGGGAGAGCTTTTCGTAGCTGCTGCGCTGCCGGGCTGCGCCTTTCTCAGTGGCCTCGGCGGCTTTCTGGGCAGCCTTCTCGGTCGCGGTGGCGGTCTTGGCTGCTTCCTGCTGGGCGGTGTGCGAGACGGTCTTGATGCCCGCCGTCGCGCCGTCCCGCATCTTCAATCGAACTTCAACATCAACGGAGGACTGCGACGACATAAAAAAAGCTCCAGAACCGGGGGGTATCTGGAGCTTATCGGGGGCGCATCTGACGCGGCAGGAGGGAAATGTTTCCCACCAGGGGTATCTGGCTTAATCGAACTTCCTGCCGCTCATGGTGGCGGCCAAGTTAGCGTAGGTGAATAGCTTTGTCAGGGGCCACGCCAGAATGATCGGCTCGGGCTGGTTCAGTACCGACATCGCCAGTCCGACCGCGATCAGGATGCGAACTACTTTTTTTCGGCTGCTTCCTCGCCTTCTTCCTCGCCTTCTTCATCCGCCTTGATCAGGTCATCGGCGATCTTCTCGGCGGCCCGGTAATCGGGGCCGCGCAGCTTTTCGATCACGCTCTCATCGGTTCCGGTCAAGCTGGCGATCAGCGCGATCCGCTGGGCCACTCCGCCGCGCTTGTCGAATGCCAGGTAGTCACCGGCGGTGGTGTAGTCGCGGAAGTTCAGAACGCTAATTGTCGTCTTTCCGAAGGTTAGCGGGTGCTTGAGGGTTTGCTTGGCCATGATGTCCCCTTAGGAAATACGCTCGGAAGTATTGGACATGATGGTCAGCTTGCTTTCGCCATCGCCCACCGGAAGCGGTTCGACGACAAAGGCCTGGCTCATCAGATACACAGAGCCATCTGCCAGGCGTACCGTCACGTCCTCGCTGTCGATGGCGTTGATGGCCGTGATGTCCACGCCGACCTGGAGGTTGAGGTTGAGTTCGAGTTTGGCGGGAACGCTCGTTTCGGTATGGCCGCCGTCTTCCGCCAGGCGACCAGCCTTGTGTTCCCGCTTGAAGCCGCTGGGCGTGAAGGTGCCCCCCTTATCGGCCAGCGGGAGCTTGCCGATAGAGGGTACCGACACGGTACGGATGTTGTTGAGTTTTGCCACGTTGATCTCCTGTAAAAGTTACTGCTGCATCACCGTTGTCGCCACATCCAGGCCCATGCCGGTGGCGGCCCAATAACCACCCTGGCCAGCCACGCAGACGACCGTTACCAGGTGCCAGTCTTCCAAGCACTGGAGAGCTTCTGCCGCATCGAGTAGCTGCTCTCCCGGCAGCGGACCATGAACCACCAGTTGCCCCAGCGTTTCCCGTTGGCGGTCGGTCATGGACCGAGCCAATGCATAGGCCCCGGTGCGGTATTCATCGCTACCCTGCTCGTTATTGAGCAGGGTAGCCAGGGCGCTGTTGAGCGGCGTTCTCACGATCAGTACGCCGCTTAGTAGGCAGGCACGGCCTTGCGGAAGCTGGAGCGGCCCGCAAGGATGTAGAACGGCGAGTTCACCACCGGGTCATCCCGGAAGTTGAAGCGGCTGGGGTTGTCCGGGTCTTGCTCCACGAACAGCGTGCTCTTGTAGTAGCTGTACGCCTGCACCCAGCCGTATTCCGACATCAGCACATTCTTGTAGAGCGAGAGCAGGAAGGCCTTGACGGCGTCTTCGGTGGTGATGGGCAGGCCAGGGCGGTAGCCCTCATCCGTCTTGGCCGCCACGGTGCCCCGGAACTTCTGGATGGCTCCGATGCGTTGCTCATAGCGGATGCGCTCCATCACCTCGGCCACGTTGATGTCCAGGTAGGCGTCATCGGCGCTGCCGTCGGAGCGGAACTGGTACATCGAGATCAGGCGCTTGATGTAGCAGGAGCCATCCTTGCCCACCTCCATCACCGACATGCCCTTGAACAGCAGACTGTTGGCGAGGGTGAAATCGTTGTAGCCCACATCTGCCACCAAACCAGGCAGCGGCGTTCCTTCCAGGGAAATCACCGGATTGTTGTAGAGGCGCGGCGCAGCAGCAGCGGTCAGGGCCGCAGCAGCTTCCCAAGGGGTGGGCGGGCTGATGCCAAGCCACACATCGCTGATGTGTTCGTAGTTCTTTGTCTCGCCGAAGGCCGCAGCCGCCGCATAGTCGCCACGGAAAGCGGTAAAGGCGCGGAACCCGGCCTGAACAGGCACGGCATAGCGACGTTGGCTTTCGGTATGCCAGGCGGCCAGGGTGGCGGCATCGTTGATGCCCAGCGCCAGGTAGCGAAACCAGCGCTGGCCGATCTGGGAAGCCAGGTCGCCGGCTGCCGGGTTTCCCGTGCCGCCGGCCATGGCTGCAATGGTCAGCACCAGGCCGGTGGGCGTGTCTTCGCCGTACAGGTTCAGTCGCACGTCGATGGAATTGCCGCAACTGCCCTTGTGGCGGCTGGTCAGGGTCACCACGTTGCCCGCAGCAGTAGCCGTCACCGGAATGTCGAGGCCGGCATCGGTAATCGCCTGGGCAATGGCCGTGGCGATCTGCGCCGTGGTCTGGCCGACGGAAATTCCCACGCTGACAGGGCGCTGAGCGATGTAGAGCGCCAGGGTACCGCTGTCGGTGGCAGGGTTGGCCACCGTGAGGGTGCCCGTCGCGGCCACTCCCGCCGGGTTGTCGGCGTAGGGGAGGATGTACAGGTCGAAGATCTTGTCGATCTTGCGGTAGCGGGCAGCCATCTGCGCCAGCATGGAGCCTTCTCCGGCCTTGGCCTTGGCATCCTCCACACCGGACAGGCGCACCACCTCGCCGACCGGGGCCGTGCCCGTGGGCAGCTTCTGCCCGACCAGCAGCACAGTGGGAAGGTCGCCGCCCAGCCCGGCCTGGCTGCCGTCGATTTCGATATAGCCGCCGGGATAACGCAGCGCCTGGGGAACTTCACTGAAGGTAATGGTCACAGCCGTATCTCCTTTATGGTCCTGTGTGGTTGATCCCGTCGAATGCAGGCGGATCGGGTAGGTAGTTGGTAACAATGGCCTCGAAGGTGTAGCGGTCAGCCCAGTACAGGTCACCATCGGTGTATTCCAGTACCCGGCCACCGCCGAATTTGAGCGGACATACATCCGGCTCAATCTCCCAGCCCAGAAGCAGGGCCTTCACGGCCCGGCGGTACTTGAGCAGCACGTCGTCGGTTTCGCCTTGGGCATGGGTACGGACGTTCTCGATGGCAATCACTACATCGAACGCCAGCGACACATCCTCGGCCCGCTCACCGGCGTGTTGCACCTTGTCCGCCGCCCGTACGATCCAGCAGGCGGGTAAGGGCAAGGCTTCTGGGCGACAGCGGGCATACTCGGCGGCACCGGCCACCTGGCGAAACCACACCCCATCAAAACCGATAGGCTTGCGTTCCAGGTGTTCGATGA